AAGAAGTTTTCTAGGTCGATCTCGAACCCTGCGCCTTTGCGCTTGTTCGCTCGAGCCTTAGCGGATGCGTCACTCATCGTGTCTCCAAGTCGGCGATATGCATCCGTGCCGGCTCATACACAAGCCACGACACCACACCACCGGAAGGATCAGCCGGGCCGTAACGGTTCTTCACCGCACACACCCCGAGGAATCCAGGGTTGGAGTTCGTCACGGTAAGGATGCAAGCTGGGGTCTGAGCGAGCTTCCCCATGATCGCTGATCGTGGCGGGGCAGGGTTACCGGAAACACCCTCACTTGTGTGATGCAACGTTAGGAATGCAGCGGATGTCTCCCGACTCCACCATTTGAATTCCCTGAGCAGGGACCGCAGGGATTCCCAAGCGTCACCATCCGAATGCGTGCAGTCGATCAGGTTGTCGATGACCACGAGTTCGGGGTACTGCCCGTACAGTTCCACGAACGCATCAATCTCCAGCTCGATGTCAGACAAGGATGGTGCAGACTCAAAGCACCAGCGGATGTGCTTCGCCTGAGCGAGTACTTCGCCTGCCCACTCAGAGTCAGCCATCATGGGTTCCACCTGGGACTGGTCAACGTCGGTGATCATGGATGCGAGACGTAGCGCCATTGTGTGTTCGTGCGTGTCCGCGCTGAAGTAAAGCGTGGGCCTCTGTGCCTGTAATGCCCAGTGCAGCGCGAGGGTGGACTTGCCTGCACCGGGGGGACCACTGAGCATCGTGATTTCTCCACGACGCAGGTGGATTTGGCGTGCCGCCAGGGACTGGTACACGTTGGGCAGGGTGGCTGCGATCTTGTTGCCTGCCTTGACGGCACGGTGGAGGCTACGCATCTGGGAGCAGGCTCCCTATGTAGTGGGCGACGTTGACGGTGACGGCGTTTCCCATCTGCTTGTAGCGGTGAGAGTCGGCTAGGCCAGCAGTCCAGTCGTCGGGGAATCCTTGGAGGCGCTCGCACTCGATAGGGGTAAGGCGTCGGACACATGTTGCGTTACTGGCAAGCACGGTTGCTCGTGTCTCCGTCGCGTTGTCAAATGCGTTCAACGTGGGGGACACCCCCCCCCGCTTCCATGTCTCGTAGTCCTCGGGGTTCATGGCCCTGCGCGACTTCGTCCACGCTTCCATGTCGAACCTCCAAGACTCCCGGTAGATAGTTCAAGCTGACCCCGCCAGTGCTTTTGGCTTGCAGGGTTGGTGTGACAGTTGCATTCAAGGTCGTGTGTCTAAAGTCCACGGCTACAGCAGGCACCTGACTGGTGGACAACGGCCCCGTACCTTCCTCAGTTATTCCTAATCCGGGGTTGGCGTTGCCGTACCCCCCCCCGTTCTGCCAATTGAAAGCGATGGCTCCACTACCTGCTCCAACGCCAATCGAAGCCGCTCTGGCAGAGGCTTGCCACGCCCCTCTGTACGCCGCAGGATCCCAGACGCTGCCTTCTCGCTCAACAAGTAGCGGTCGTCTGTCTGGGATAGAAGCACTTGCGATAAGGAAGACTCGACGGCGACGTTGGGGCACTCCGAAGAACTGCGAATCAAGCACCCGCCATTCCAGATGACAAAACCCTGCGTCGTCCAATGCAAGGAGGATTGTCCCGAAATCGCGTCCCTGATTTGACGTAAGCAGTCCGGGGACGTTCTCCAAGAGGAGCCATCTTGCTTGGACATGCGTCGTGAAAGCGAGTGCATCCCAGAAGAGGCCGGTACGTTCCCCGGCAAGTCCAGCTCGCTTTCCTGCGACGGATACGTCCTGGCAGGGGAACCCTCCACAAACAAGGTCGGTTCGTCCCACAAGTCCGATGGTGTCAGCGAACTCAATGGCAGTCCTCACATCATCATGCTTCGGTACATCGGGCCAATGCTTGTCCAGCACGGTGCGGCAATGCTTGTCGATCTCAACCTGGGCGATGCACTCGTGCCCTGCACGTTCCAGGCCGAGATCAAACCCGCCAACACCAGCAAACAGGGACACGAACTTCATGTCAGAGGCGAACAGTCTTCTGGCACTGCTGCGCCTTCGACGGCGCGGAGCAGACATAGAACGCCTTGTAAGGGCTGCCTGTCTTCTTCGAGATGCCTGCCGGCACCAGCTTCATCGGCTGACCGTGATCACACATCGGTGCAGGACCGGACGGTTCCGGTGCGGCAGGAGCAGCACCCCAAGGATCCGATGCGGGAGCCGACGCCTGAGCAGGTGCCCACGGGTTATCGGCAGGAGCAGCACCCGGTGCAGCCGAAGGGGCCGCAGCCACGAGGGTGGCGGCATTGGATGCGCCCACGCTCAGAGTGACTGACTCGATGAGGGTCTGCATGCCCTCAGCCAGTTCAGCCCAATGCATCTGGAACTCCGAAGCGGAACCGCCACGGACAGTGATCTGCACGTCGTGACCCGCGATAGGCAGGCGCACGTTCGCGCTGAAAGCGGACTCAGTTGACACTATTCCTCCAGTCAGATGTTGCAATCAATCGTTTAAAAAAGGGAGCTTGTAGGGGGGCTTGCCGCCCACGGCGTAGCACGACGGTGCCACCGTGCATGTCTGGCACATGGACGTGACGTGGGGGAGGAACCGCTCGGAGCGGATGGAATCCTCGAAGGTGGACAGCCAGTACGACAAGAGTTCGTCGGTGTAGTGGGCGAGGGACACCAAGCCACCTACGTCACCCTTGCGTGCCATGTAGTAGGCACCGAGGGTGGGGTTGTATCCGAGGCGCTGCCGGATCCCTCCCGCGTACACACCGAGCTGCGTACTAGCCGCAGGCTCACGTGACCCCGTCTTCAGATCGACCACGATGAGTTCACCGTGCTGGTTGACGAAGACCCGGTCGATGTAGCCGACGCACAGCACGTTGGGGGAGGCGTCGTCGGAGGCAACCATGTTGGGCAGCACCAGGGTGAAGTCGTACTCCACCATCGGGTGACCATCGACCTCGAAGATTTCCCACCCTGAGGTTCCCCGCCACTTCACGTAGTCGGCGAGCATGTTCGGCCCGTTCACATTCCACCACGTGCCGTCTTCCTTATTGGGGAACTGTTTGGTGGCGCGACCACCGGCACGCAGCGACTTCGACGGATCCACCTGTGCCATCTCCTGATCCCACGCATCCCGCCACAACGTGGCAAGCGTGGCAGTAGATCCCTTGTCGAACCATTCGGCAGCAAGATGGAATGCCTTCCCGCCGATGTTCCAGTACGCCTCCTCCTGAGGCACCCGGTAGACACGGGTCAGACGGAACTTCTCCCCGCACTGCTGGAATGTGTCCAGGCTCGAGTAGGACACCGAGTTGCGTCCGGTGAGTTCTTCCACGGTGGGGCGGCTCATGGCTTCACCCACCAGAACAGGTGCCCGGTGGACAGCATGCCCATGTCCTGATCGTTGACTTCCTTGCCTTGGACGCCCAGCTCGTGGACAACCCGATCCCAGTCCAAGTCGGACCAGCCGGGTTCAGCGACGATCATCAGACCGCCGGCGACAGTGACCGACTTCACGGTATCGGTCAGACCCTGGTCAATCTTTCGCATGCCGTTCAAGTTAGCCCCCCGATCTGACAGTCGCAAGGTGTGACACGGCGTGTCGTGTCTGAAACTACAATGGTGTAAGACGGCGTGTCGCCTTGCGAAGTTGGATGTATGACAACACAATCACAGGGCGCCGGGGCGCCCCCATAGTCTTTAAGTACTTACTGTTCTTGATGTAGTTACTACATGAAGTCTCTGACGTTGAACTTCCTATTGGAAGATGCCGCAGAGAGAGAGAGAGAGAGAGAGAGAGAGAGAGAGAGAGAGAGAGAGACAAATCGCCTACCCGCTGTATTTCGAAAGACCCGGACGGATCGGTGTTCCCTCGGGGAAATCCCCCGCTTGGTCGGCCTTCACGTAGAAGAACCCAGGAACGGACTCCGGGTCGTATGCGACCACGACCTGTTCGTCCTCGATCATCGCAAGCCATGACTCGAACCTAGCCTGTTCGTCCTCAGGCAGGCTACCCCCTTGGCGAATTCTCCCCAGGTCCCTCAGCATCCGTGCGGGGTAGGCCGCAGCGTGCTGCGGCTTCACCCGCCAGGGGATCTCCCGGTCATATCGGGCCTGCTTCTTCGTCAGGCCGGCACGATGCATCGCAGCCGCCACCGTGGATCGAGCAACCTTCTGCCCGGTCGTCTCATAGACTCGCTGCGTGACCTGTTCGTGCGTCAGACCTTCGTCCTGTACCCAACGCCGCAGAGTGGCGTTGTCGGGCAGGATCCGTGGAGCTGGCATTCGACCCTCCAAAAGGGGATTTTCTTCCCAAATGGAACATACCACACATGTTGCAAACATATGTCTAACGGTCCCGCTGTGGCGTTACAGAAGTCATTCCACGTATTACAGGCAGCGTTTCGCCACGTCGTGTCCGAGGGGGGACTTGAACCCAACTCATATGTTGCAAACCTCAGGTCATACGCCCTATAGTCTGTCACAAGTTGTGTTCAGACAAGTCACTAGACGGAGGGTTTCCCAATGAATATGCGGATTTCTGAGGCTACGCAGGGCTACATCGATCACTGCCGAATGCGTAAGCAGGCATATAACACGATTCGCACGAAGCAGACCGTGCTGGGTTTCGCCCTCGATGCGTGGGGCAACATTCAGGTGCGGAACATTCAGGCCCGACACATTGATGTGTTCTTCTCCACGCGTCCCGACTGGGCACCGAACACGACGAACAATTACGCCCAGGTGCTGCGTGGCTTTTTCAAATGGTGCCGGCTGAATCGGCATTTGCCTCGTGACGAGGATCCGATGGAGATTTGGAGCAATGTTCCTGACGATGGCAGGGAACGGTTCTATGTACCGGGTGACAGGTTCGGTGACCTGCTGGATGCTGCCGACCATCCGTTGGATCGCTGGGTGATAGCTCTTGGTCTGTTCACGTTGATGCGTGGCTCAGAGATCCGGTCGTTGCGGGTGGATGCGCTCGAGGGCAGGGGCACGGACCACCCGATGCTGAGGATTTTCCGGCACAAGACTCGGGATCACGATGTGATGCCTGTGCCGTTGGAGTTGGTGGAGGAGTCGGATCGGTGGTTTCACTGGCTGCGCCAGGACAAGGGGATTGAGCAGCCGTCTTGGTATCTCGTGCCGCAGCGGCTGCACCGTGCCCACGTGTGGAACGAGGAGAAGGGCCGCTACCTGTTCGCTTCCGGTAATCACGGGGTGGATCCGACGAAGCCGTTCAGGAACAATTACCTTCCGGTGCAGCGTGCCGTGGCACGCCTGGGAATGGATGGGACGCGGGTCGGTGTCCACACTTTGAGGGCTAGTGCCGCTAGGCATTTGTTCACGGAGTTGTCGAACATGGGCTACGACGGTGCCCTGAGGCGTGTCTCGAGCCTGCTGGGGCACAAGAACACGACGACCACGGAACGGTATCTGGGGCTGTCGCTGGAGCGGTCTAGCCGGAATCAGCAGTTCTCGGGGAACAGGATGTTTCCGTCGATGGCGCAGCCTGCGGGGGAAGTTGTCATGTTGCCTTCGGCGGTTCATAATGCGTGACATGAAACGCACCCAGGTTGTGCATGAGTGTGACGTGTGTGGGGATGGGGCCACGACGGTGACGGTGGCGTTCGCGGGGGAGTACCCGTGGTCGGTGGATTTGTGTGAGGAGCATGCAGCTCCGATCCGGTCGCTCGAGTCTCGGGGTGTGAAGTCGTCGGCCCCTCGGAAACCTGCAATTCGCCCCAAGAAAACAAAAAAAGAGGGCCGTCCGAAGACGACCCACAAAATTTCGTTGACGTGACCCCAGGTGGGCACCCCGTAGGGTGCCTCTTCCTGGCGATCTGAGCCATTCTGAGGGGTTCAAGGTATGACCCTAGGGTTATGACTAGGGTACGGTACTCAAACCCCCCAGAATGGCTCTATTTAATTGTGTCAGATATTGCTATGGAAGCAGACGAGACAGCCGAGCCTTGATCCCAGTTTGATTCTCGCCCATGAGGCGAGCCAACCGACGACGCTCACGCTTCAAATTCAACTGGTCCGGGTCATTCTTCCGACCATACGTCGGCAGACGCGGAACACCATCCACCCCACCGTTCGTCCACGTGTAGTGGAAGAGCAGGTTCTTCGACGGAATCCCATACCTCTTCATCAACGCGGCAGTCCCCACCCGCAGCGACTCGAGCTGCTCAGGGATCCACGGCTCACCGTAGGTGTGATCCGTCTCAATACCGAGCGCATGCCAATTCATCTGATCCTTGGCAACACCCCAACCAGGGCCACCCGTACCCGCATGCCAAGACACCCCAGCGCAATACACATGCCACACACCCTTGGTGTCCACCCACATGTTCGCCGCAGGCCCGTTCGCAACCATCCACTCCAGAGCACCAGGCGACGGCCCCTCAGGGCTGGCGTCGTGATGCCAGAGAACAAACCGAAGATCAGGGTAGGGACCACCGGAAGCTGACCGTGACTTCCACGGACCAACCTCCTTGACCTTCACGCCGGCCTTACGCAGAACCTTCGCCGCGTCAGTCAGCCACACGCTACTCACAGATCATCATCCTCATCCGGCAGGACAACAGCCTCATCCACCAGAGACGGGCCAAGGAACGGACCCACAGAGTAGGAAGCAATCGAGGTCAGCACAGACACGACAGCGGCAGTTGCTGCCACAGCCAGACCCTGCTGCCAGTCAATCGTCAGTACCGTGACACCCGCAACGAACAGGGCCACCAAGGCTTGGCAGAAAGTTTTGATGGCTCGCTCGGACGTTGCGATCCAGAAACCACGATCATTCAGCAAGATGCTCAATCTCCTCATCAATCCTCACAATCTCCCGCTCAATGCGGGAGATCCGCGTAGCCATGTCATCCACCTTCGTATGCAAGTCACCCAAAGACTTGCCACCGTTCTTAGGCATGCGAGCTTCGATATACCTTTCGAGAGGCTTCACGATCAGGAACTTGCCTAAAGCAAT